CTAAAATCAAAGCATTTAGAGCACAGTTCAGAGGAGTAAGAGATAGAGCTTTTTTCTTATATAGACTTGCTAAATTATATGCTTAAATATAAAATACCTCAGATTGTTACGTTGACCCGTTTTTACGTTGGTCCCAGATTGTTACGTTGCCCCCCCCTCTCTTATGGTCGGGAAACCGGAGGAGAGGAGGGATGAAATAAAAAAGGCTTAACTTCTAAAAGTTAAGCCTTTTCTGTCGGAATGAGGCGAGTTATTGTGCACGTATCTGCTTCGCCAAAGAGCTGGTTATTAGAAAATGATAATATGTTGATTCGTTGATTACACATTGAGTTTGTCCCGATTTCGTCCCAGATAGACTTATATGTAGTGTTAATATTTAGGTATTATATACTCCGTTTCTCCAAACTTGATTAACTTGCAGTGGCACATTTTGCATCGTTCTCCTCGGGGGCATCTTTTTTAGTTTCTTTGAGTTGTTCTTGTAATCTGCCAATTTCACGGTTTAATTCTTCATTTCTTATTCTTAATTCTTTGTTTTCTTCTTTTAGATGTTGAAAAAGTACATCTGTGGGATCAGGACTTATGAATTTATCTCCAGTTCCAGTAATAATCCACATAAGGTTAATCTGTGGATATTTGACGAATATATTGTTTAAAACTTCAGTGGTTATATCATCCACTAAGTTTGTTAAATAGGATGCTGATTTACCAATATTCATAGAGAAAGCCCTGCGTGATACAGCCATTTCATCGCATATATCAAATAATCGCTGCTGAATAACTGATGTTCCAGACTTCTTTTTCATAATCTTTGTTAATTGATTAATATATTATCTGTTTATGCAATATTATTGAATAGTATATTCGCTATATTTGCATTGTAATTCAAATCACACGAAACAAATGTACAAAGAAATCGAAACTCCTGCAATAGCGAAAAAACGCTATTACTTTAAAAAAGGCTATCGGCAAGTGACTATAGCTCAGAAAGATGAAGTTCGCCGTATTTTGATGTCAGCATTGAATATTACGCGTTACACCTATTTTTCGCATTTGCTTAATAATGGCATTGTGGATATTTCCATGTCAAAGTATGAAGTTATCACGGCTATTCTTCAAAAATACGGAGTAACTGATATTTGGGATATTGTTCCGGAGAATCAAAAATTATGATGGTATGACTGCATTATCAGAACGGGAAGCACAGATTGCAGAACGTATAGCTTGGGGGGCTTCCCAAAAAGAGGTGGCTTGTGACCTTGGGATTTCTCGTTATACAGTGGATAATATTCTTCGCAGGATATATCAAAAACTTCATATAGGCAAGATTAATGAATTGTCTGCTTGGTGGTTCTGTACGCATTTCAATATCAGTTTTGAATTGTCTCCTCTAAAACGTACCATTGGTGCAGTTGCCTTGCTGATTTTAGTGATTCTCAATGATTTTACTTCTGGAGATACTTATTGTCGTAATCGGTCAAGAAAGGCCAGGACAGAGGTTTATGTGCGTTTAAAAGAGATTGTTTAATTATTTAAATACTATTAGTTATGACGAGTGAAAATCTGACAATGCACAACAAGGTTCTTGCATACCTTATCGAGATAGTGCACGAAGAGGCGGTTCCGGTGAATGTCGAAATCGGTTCCAGACATGTAGATGCCAACGGCGATACGCAAGTGGATGTATTGCTGGAGTATGAAGAGCCGGACAAGGAGTGTGTCAATGAAGCGATGGCCAGGGCTATCAATGCCATGGTCATAATGAATCAGTAAAGATAGGTTGATGATGACAGTTGTTTTTTTATGGACATCGCTGATTGCGCTGGTGGTCACTTTGATACTATGTGTCTGGGCAATGCGGAAAGCATCCGGCTCTTACCGAATTCTCTTTCTCTTTGATGCCATTGTGCTGGTGATAAATATCGGAGTGGTGGGTTTTGCAATCTGGTGGCTATATAACATGCGGTAATATGAGAGATATGAAAATGACAGATTTCCCGACATATCCTTGGGAGACCCTTGACGTGTATCAGGACAACAGTTACTGTTACAATATCCGTCCTGGCCAACATGTCGTTGGAGATTTATTCGACGATTCCAGAACGAAGTTAGTAGCATACAACAGAAAATCACATGTGCAGATAATCTGTGTATGCGACCCCTACAAGCCGCCTTTTTATGCGCGTGAATGTATGTATGGTATATATTCGGCGTGGAAAGAAATCGAAGAGGACATCTTTACCTTGGAGTTTACGGGGTATTCTACCAAGCAAAAATTTCCACCTCTATGTACATCACACCATTATTTTTAAGATAATGTGAACAATGAATCGTTTGAGAGGGCCAAAACCCTCAAGGAAGAGATTGAAAAGTGTGATTCCCTGCTTGATTCAATCCTGAAAAGCAGCAGGGAATGCTGTGTGTATCGCGATGCCGATAGGACATCCGGTGACATTGCGGTTATCACTCTTCCTAAATATTGTACTCAGTACATTATAGATGGACTTTATGTGAGAAAGGGCCGGATGGAGCAGGAATTTAAAGAGTTATAACAATATCATGATAAGAATATATGGAAACTAAAATTATCGCAAGAGTGAACAATGTAGATATAGTATCTACAAGTGACGAACAATTAGTAGCAATCAAGCCGATTTGCGAAGCGTTGGGCATCTCAGATAGAGCACAACGAGCAAAGATTCAAGAGCATCCCATTTTATCTTCAGTTGGGATGCTGAGCATCCTAACTGGACGAGATGGAAAGCAGTACGAAATGTACAGTTTACCTGCCAAATATATTTTAGCATGGCTACTAAATATCAACCCAAACAATGTGAATGATGATGCAAAAGAAGTGCTTATCAAGTACCAATCTGAATGCTATGATGTAATCTATGATTATTTCAACGGTGGGAAACAACGTATTATAGAGCAAAATAAAATTGAAATAGCATTATTAGAACAATTGGCCGATTACAATCAACAAAAGGAAGCAATATCCAAGAGTATCATAGAGACAAAGAAGAAACTCGAAAAGCTTCGCGAAGAACGCCTCAGAAACGAACCGATGCTGTTCTGAACCAACGACCTATGTCATAAAGAAAATAGCAATGAGTAGCGACAAGCAGAATATACTAACCAATTATATATCCTACCTGTATACAACAGGTAGGTCTTATGGTACCATTGGCAAGTACATCAAATATGTAACGGATTTCCTTGAAAGCACCGAAGAGGTCAACCGCCGTGGTTATCTGGCTTATAAGCGTGAAAATGCCAATATTGGGGCACGTTATCCATTGATGAGTGAAGCCATTTGTGATTTATTATTCTACCTTAAAATCGGGTATAACCGTCGGGAAAAGAAAATAAAGACATTGGAAAGACTTGACACCATTTCAGAAAAGAACAGGAAACAGTTGAATGATTTTATAGTATGGTTGACAGATAACAATGATTATTCTCCGCATACAGTGGATATTTATCATACTTCCTTGAAACAATACTTTGAATATGCCAACGATATAAGTATGGAAAACTGCAAGCGGTTCATACGGACTTTGGAAGAGCAGTCATTATCCCCACAAACCATCCGTTTGCGTATCACCGCTTTAGAAAAGTTCTCGAAATGGCTAAAGAAACCGATAGAACTTAAAAGGCCTAAGATGAAGCGCAAGCTCGATGTAAACAATGTTCCGACAGAAGAGGAGTATAACCGCCTACTGGATTTTCTGAAAACGAAATCCAACAAGGATTACTACTTTTTTATCAAGGTATTGGGTACAACGGGCGCACGTCTGTCAGAATTCCAACAATTCACGTGGGAAGACATAGCGGCGGGTGAGGTTACGCTTCGCGGTAAAGGAAATAAATACCGCCGTTTCTTTTTCCAAAAACATTTGAGGCAGGAAGCAATGGCATACATGAAAGAGAATGGTAAAACAGGACTTCTCGCTGTCGGGAAATTCGGTCCGTTAACCCAACGAGGGTTTTCTCAAAATTTGAAAGCATGGGGTAAGCATTGCGGTATCGATGCAAAGAAAATGCACGCGCACGCCTTCCGGCATTTCTTTGCCAAAATGTTCCTGAAAAAAAATAAGGATGTCATTCAACTTGCCGACCTTCTTGGCCATGGGAGTGTAGACACAACAAGAATCTATTTACAAAAGAGTTATGACGAACAAAAAAGAGATTTTAATCGAAACGTTACATGGTAGCCTTGAACCATTCAAGCAGCTTCCGAGCCAGATTGACAAGGAAACCATTTATGACGAGACCGGACATGTAGACACCGAGTTTCTGACAGCCATACTGGAGTGGATGTCAGTCAATGCCTCCATTGCTATCGGTGTACAAAAATCATTGAATAGGCTGTTAGGTATTGAGGAGAACAAAGAAAGCAAGAAAGATACAGCTGACAGTGGGAAGAACTGGAGCGTTGAAGAGATACTGCGGCATTGTACCTTGGAGAACGGTCTGTTGAAACTTCCCAAAGTGCAGTTCAACAAGAAATCGTATGCCGAGGCCAAGAAATGGATTGAAGAAGCCGGCGGATCCTGGCAGGGTGGAAAGACTCAGGGGTTCACATTCCCGTTCAATCCGAAACGTGTGTTCTCCATACTGAAAGAAGGCAAACGATGCAATCTTCAGCAGGAATACCAGTTTTTTGAGACTCCGGCTGAGGTGGCAGACTGGCTGGTAATGCTGGCAGGCGGCATAGATAAGAATGATACGGTACTTGAACCGAGTGCCGGGCGTGGAGCTCTTATTAAAGCCATTCATAGAAACTGCCCTTCCGTGATAGTGGAATGCTATGAACTGATGCCGGAAAACAGAGAATTCCTCCACACATTGGATAACGTGATATTGCTTGATGAAGATTTTACGAAAGATAGTGTAGGCAGTTATACTAAGATTATTGCAAATCCTCCGTTTTCCGGTAATCAGGACATAGAGCATGTCAGATTTATGTATGAACGTTTGGAAGAAGGCGGTACGCTTGCGGCAATAACCAGCCAACATTGGAAATTCTCATCGGAAAAAAAATGTGTAGACTTTCGTAAGTGGCTGGAAGAGGTACATGGAGAAGTGTTTGAGATAGGTGCCGGAGAGTTTAAAGAGAGCGGGACATCCATCGGGACAGTGGCGGTAGTGATAAAGAAACAATACAAAACAAATCAGTAATGAATAAAAAAGAAATATCAATGAAGAAAGGTCAGAAGGTGCGCATCCTGCGTACCAATCAGGTAGCGACAATCGTCGAAGTGGAATTGATTCGTAAAGGTGGCAAGGTACATCGGTACTGCCATCTGAAGACAGATGAAAAGTCATATTTGTGGTTGGATGCCTCAGAACTGGGGAGTGTGGTGGAGGAAGTGAAGGTCTCGGTAGTTGATGACCGGAACCGGGAGCTGCACTTGGCTATATGCCATGACTACTCCAAGGATAATATGAAGGTGCATCTTACCGGCAAGAATCCGGATAATCTGAAGGAAGATTCCGGACTATATGCGAGACTGATGAACTTGTTCATTGGGAGCCTGAAGGAAACGCGGGAACTGTAGGAGCGGATAACGTCCTTGATAACTCTCCTATAAAACAATTCCTTTGTACCCTTCAATGTTTAAAACATGGACTTGCTTCAATATCTTCCGGACGATAGTCGATCCTGGATTCAGTCTTATATAGAGCTGGTAGGAATGGAGAGGTTGACGGAATACTATGACAAAGTATTCATCGATCTGTACGAGATGCTGCCCGGTGAATCTTTCCGGGTACTTGAAAAGGTCAGTCCGGAGAACTATGGCCTTTTCATGAAATGCGTGTATTCATGCTTGTGTGAGTTTGACTTGTATGATATATGCAGCTATTATATCGAAGAACAAGGTACTGTCATCCTTAGAAGGTAGTACCCGAATATAATATACAATGATAGACGAAAGAATCATAGAACAAATCTTAGACCGTGCTGATATTGTGGATGTAATATCCGGTTACGTCGATCTGAAGAAGAAAGGAGTAAATTACCAGGCGTGCTGCCCTTTCCATAAGGAGAAGACCCCCAGTTTCTTCGTGAGCCCGGCACGCGGCACCTGGCACTGTTTCGGATGTGGCAAGGGCGGCAACGCCGTCGGTTTTTTGATGGAGCACGAGACGATGAGCTATCCGGAGGCCGTCAGGCACCTCGGCAAGAAATACGGCATAACCGTCGAGGAAGAGAGGCTGACTCCCGAGCAGGAACAGGCACGCATGAAGCGCGAGTCGATGTTCGTAATCAACCAGCGGTGCGCGGAGCATTTCCGCCAGAATCTGCTGGACCCGGCCAACAAGGCTGCCGCCGAATATGTCAAGGGGCGCTGGGGGCTGGAGTATGCCGAAGAGACGGGCATTGGGTTTGCGCCCGACAAATGGGATGATTTGTTGAACTTCGCGCAATCGGCTGGTCTTTCCATAAACTTGATGAAGGAGATGGGGTTGCTATCGGACAACAAGGAAAAGGCTAAAGAAAGGGGGACGGAGATTAGGACTTTCGATGGTTACCGTAACCGCATAGTTATTCCCATACGCGACCGTTTTCGACGGATTATAGGCTTTACCGCACGTGACATGTCCGGTGAGAAGGTGGCCAAGTATATCAATTCGGCTGAAAATGAAATCTACCATAAACGTGATTCAATTTTCGGTATTGATACGGCCATACGCCAGGCTGCCAAAGAAGATAAATTCTATTTGGTGGAAGGGGCGCCCGATGCGATGCAGCTTCAGCGTATTCGTGTCAACAACGCTGTTGCCCCTCTTGGAGGCGATTGGACTGAAAGCCAGATGGAGCAACTGAAGAAGTACGCCACTAAAGTTTGCTTCCTTCCGGATGCGGACCCGCCCAACCCAGATAAAGGTGAGAAACTGGGTGCCGGCATTCGCAACGTGATGCGTAACGGATTGCAGGCGATGAAGTGTGGGTTTGGTGTATCGGTCAAAGAGATACCACTTGGGGAAGCGCAGAGCAAGAATGATCCGGATACCTACTGTACGAGCATTCAGAAGTTTCAAGAACTGAAAGAGGTAGATTTCATTCCATGGTATGCTTCATATATATTTCAAGACATCAATACCACCGAAGAGCGAAGCGATGCTGTCAGCACCATCTGCTCCATGGTGGTCATGGTGAAGGACGAAGTCAAAGAGTCCATGTACCTCAAACAGCTCCAGTCATTCTATGATGACAAGAAGTTGTGGCAAACGGCCATCAACCGGGCCAAGAAGCTTGATAAAGCCAAGCAAGTCATTAATGAGAGCAAAAAGATAGACCGTGACCTTTATCAAAAATATGGCTTCTATGAAGAATACAATGCTTACTTTGCATTGGCTGGGGACAGTGGGAAAGCTGTGCAATGGAGCAATTTCACCATGTTGCCTCTATTCCACATCAAAGATTCCCTCCTGCCCAAACGTCTCTACCGAATCAAGAACCAAAACATGCAAGAGGAAATCATAGAGATGAAACAAGAAGACCTGGTGTCATTGTCCAAGTTCAAGCAAAAGGTAGAAGGCCTCGGCAATTATATCTGGCTGGCCACTGAAAAAGAACTCACAAAGCTGAAGATGTTCCTTTACGAACAGACCGAGACTGCACTTGAGGTGACACAGCTTGGCTGGCAACGGCAGGGGTTCTTTGCCTTCGGTAACGGATGTTTTGATACGGAGTGGCATATCGCGGATGAATACGGTATCGTGCGGTTGAAGAATGGCAATTTTTACCTACCGGGTTGTAGTACCATTTATCGTGATGACATCAAATTATTTCAGTTCGAACGCAGGTTTGTACACACCACGTACAACAATGTCAGCATAAGGGTGTACAGCGAACAGTTGATTCGTGTATTCGGAGACAATGCTAAGGTTGGCATCTGCTTCTTGATCGCTTCCCTTTTCCGGGATATTATTTCGGGGAAAACTAAAAGTTTTCCCATCCTTAATCTGTTTGGCCCGAAAGGTAGCGGCAAATCAGAACTCGGTCACAGCCTGATGTCGTTCTTCATCATCAATAATAATCCGCCAAACATCCAGAATGCGACTATTGCAGCCTTGGGAGATGCGGTGGCACAATGCGCCAATGCGCTGGTGCATATTGACGAGTACAAGAATTCCATCGACCTTGACAAACGGGAGTTCCTCAAAGGCTTGTGGGACGGAACCGGCCGAAGCCGCATGAACATGGACCGGGACAAGAAGCGGGAGATTACGAGCGTGGATTGCGGTGTCATCCTATCCGGTCAAGAAATGCCGACAATTGACATCGCCCTATTTTCCAGGTTGATTTACTTGACCTTCACCAAAACGGAATTCTCCACGTCTGAGAAACAGGCATTTGACCAATGCAAGTCAATACGCGACTTAGGACTGTCGCACCTTACTTTGCAGCTGTTGCGCTACCGGTCAAAAATGGAGACGGATTTCACGTCCTCCTATCGCCAGTGTATGGGGGATTTGAATGAACGCTTGAAAGGCGAGAGCATAGAAGACCGCATCCAGCGGAACTGGGTCATTCCGTTGGCCGCCTTCCGCGCGCTTGAAGCGGTGCTCGACGTGCCATTTACTTACCTGGAGCTGCTGAACATCTGTGTGGACGGCATCATCCGGCAGAACCGTGAATGCAAGAGCAACAACGAACTGGCCAACTTCTGGAATGTGGTCAGTTATTTGCAGCAGGACGGTGAAATATTCTTAGAGTCGGATTTCCGCATTGATTATTTGTCTGGGCTGAAGACAAACAAGGTCAAGGACCTCGCTTTTAAGCAGCCACGCCCTATCCTGCGTATGCGCACAGACCGCATCTTCATGCTGTATAAGAAGTTCAGCAAGCAGGTGGGAGATACCGCTTTACCGACTGAATCGTTGAATTTCTACTTGGAGAACTCCAAAGAATACCTGGGGGTACAAAACTCCGTCCGTTTCAAGAACATATTGAAGGGGGTAGAAGTAACCAAAGAACTGGAGGCCGGTGGACAAAAGTATTATAAGAAAACCAGCGTGACCAAGCAGGCCCTCTGCTTCGATTACACGGAGCTGATGGCAAACTATAATATCAATCTCAACATTGATATGGGAATGCCTGACGAAGAGGAAGCAGGGCGGGATAATAAACCGCCGGAGGACAAAACTTCTCCATATAAATTTTAATGTCTATCATAGTTGTGCGGAAGCTCTTGCCTGTGAAGGTAGGGGCTTTTTTCTTGCCTTTTTGAGACAAAAAAGATGCTTTATTTTGGGGCAAAAAATGCTTCTACACTTTCTACACTTTCTACATCTTTATAAATCAGTGTTTTATGTTATAAAAAGATGCTCTACAAGCTTCTACAAATTTCTACAAAATGCTGCTTTTCTGTATTTCTTCTACAAATAGATACTTTGTAGAAGGTTTTTCTACACTTTTTCTTCTATACTAAAACCGTTATGTTGTTGATATATAGGTAATTTTATACTTTGTAGAAAGTGTAGAAGGTGTAGAGGGCAAAATGTGCCTGCTCCAATAGAAATAAAAAACAAGAGAGTGATGAATATATTAATCAATATGCGTATTTTTGTATAAAAATCAATGCTTTAAATGACGAAGAAAGACCGATTTGTGTGTTGGCTCCCTTGCAAGCCTTATGTCAAGCAATTCCTGCTGTACAATTTCAATGCCCCGGACGACACTTGGACAGAAATAGTCAATCTGTCCCCGGACAAGGAGCTGCAGAACGACTTCCTTTCCAGGCTTGCAAAACCCGGACGATACGAGAACAGATACCGGAACCTGGCACGATATACCGCCAACGTGGCGGTGGAGATACGCCGTGATGACTTCTACCGATACGGATGGGCGATGTCGAATACCGAAGTGGTGGCGTTCGGCAGCAAGGTGGAGAGACGGATCAAGCAGATGCTTTTCCTCTATCTCGACACCCATGTCAGTATCGGAATCCCACTCTCGACCGCCATCCGCAACTTTCAGAACAGCTTCGGCTTTGATGACGACACCTGGTCTTATGAGACTATCCGCAGGGAGTATAACCGGCATGGATATAGGAAAACGGTGGAGAATACCACGATTTTAGACTTTATTAACCGTATAATTTTGGGGAAGTTGTCCGAATTCGGGACAATTTCCCAGCAGGGAAAAATGGCTTATGAAAGCAATGCATTATGATTTTGAAAACGTCGGAGGATTGTTGCAGGTGATTGCCGTGCCTCCGGCCTCGTTCGTGCAAATCCGTAAGGACTATGCCGCCGGTCTGAACTATCTGGAACTCCGCAACCGGGAGGATATTGTTTCCATACCGGTATATGCCAATGACACCTATTCCTATAATGAAGACAAGGAGGTGAATGACGCGGGGGACTGCTGGAACGTTTCCATTGAAGGGGTGATTCCGAAACTTTCCCCGGCAAACCATCAGCTGATGGAGATGCTGGAGCGTGGCTTGTGGTATGTGCTGGCAGTGGACGGCAACGGGGCGGTCCATTGGTGCGGGCAGGAGGACGCACTCATGCTGTTCGCCACAAACAAGACAAGCGGACGTTCCGTGTCGGAACGGAACGGCACCTCATTCACGTTCACCTGCATCCAGGATGAACCGACCGTCTATATTGAAAACATGGAGGGAATATAACCGTACGGCTTCCTTTACTGACACGCAACATTCTTTCAGTCAAACATTTATCTGTCCGCTGACGGTACCCAATGTCCTTGGGTACCGTTTTTTTTGCGTTTTTCTTTGCGCAAAAATAAGTTTTATGAACGAGACAGTTATCACATTATTCGGAGCGATTGACCGTTACTGGTACAACAAAAACTATCTGAAATACTTCCTTGACAAGGCCAAAGGCCAGCCCGTACGCCTGAAGGTTTCCAGTTATGGCGGTGATGTGGCCGAAGCGGTCGCCATGTCCGCCCTGATGGCCGAGCACGGCAATGTGACGGTGGAGTTCATCAGCTTCAACGCTTCGGCGGCCACCATATTGGCGTTTGGCGCCAAGTCCATCGAGATGCACGAGGACGGCATGTGGCTGGCGCATAAATGCAGCCTGGGAGTGGACATCTGGGGCCAACTCAATGCGGACCAGTTGGAGGATACCATCAAGGAACTGCAGAACAAGAAGAAGAGCGCGGAAGCCATTGACCTGATGATTGCACAGAAGTACATCAACCGTAGCGGCAAAAGCCTGAAGGAGATTATCACCCTGATGGAAGAGGAACGCTGGATGCCTGCCGCCGAAGCCAAGGAATGGGGATTCATAGACAAGATCATTCCCGGTACCCATAAAAAGCCGCAGGTGACCAATGAAATGACCGACTGCTTCACCGCGCTTGGTATACCGTTGCCGGCTATCGATTCGGAGGAGAAGCCGGAACCGGAAGGCCGTGACAAAAACTTGGTCTCCCAGATTATCGACGGTATCAAAGGGCTGTTTCCTACCGGCAACAAGACTGACATTTCTAATTCAAATACAGTTATGCGTAAAGAATTTACTTTCATCAACCAGATCCTCAACAGCGAAGGCATTGAGGAAAAAGACGGCAAGATGTTGCTTACCGTAGAGAATCTGCAGGCCATCAATGACGCCGTCAAGGCCGCCAACGAAGCGAAGGCCAAGGCAGAGAATGACCTGGCTGTCGCCAATACTGCCAAGGAGACTGCCGAAAACAGTCTGACGGCAGTCGTGAATGACCTTGACAGCCTGAGTGACAGCATCAAGAATGCCGCCGACAACAAGGCCAAGGTACAAGTTATCCGTGACATTGTCGCCAAAATACCCGGAACGGGTACCGACAGCCATCGGGAAGCGAACGAAGACAACAAGTTTGCGGACATCGCCACAGACCCGATCAACAGTTTTGAGAATGAGTAACACTAAACTATTCTATTATGGATTTTAAAGCACCTATTGACATTACCGCCGTTCTGACCGCGGTAAAAAAGCACAAGGACATCCTGAAGGCGGTCGACAAGCTCGACGCCTCAGAGGTGTTGAGACATTTCACTCCGGTACCGGGCATAACCGACTCCCTTGAACTGGGCAAGGTGGAGGGCGGAAGCATCTCCGGCAAGTACACCGGAAAGTTCACTGCCGGAAAGTATCTGGGCAAGATTGTTCCCCGACGTCTGGTAGTGCGTCCCGTTGTAATGGAGATGTCCGACGAGCCTGAGCGCTACCGACGTACCTACATCGCCGAGGTTCCCGGTACACTCCGCAAGGAACACCCGTTCGAGCTGTGGCTGATCAACCACGGACATGAACTGGCATCCAATGACCTGCTGTTTGCCATTTTCACGGCAAAATACAGTGCGGATGAAGAAAAGACGGACATTCAAGACTCTTTCGACGGTATCGGTACCATTATCACTGAAGGCGAAGCTGTCGGGGACATCTCCAGTGCCGAGGGAAACGTTTATGCGACCGGTGAACTGTCCCGCGCCAATATCGGGGAGAAGCTGCTGGAAATGTGGCGCCACATGCCGCGCACTTTCAAGCGCAAGAAGAACATCAAGATGTTCATTTCCGACGATCTGGGCGACATGTACGATGACTGGCGCAAGGACGAAGGCACCATTGTCATCGGACTCAAGGAGGACACTTCCGACACGCAGCACCTGCTTGGTTCCAACAACCGTTGTGAGCTGGTGCGCGTTCCGAACCTTCCCGACGGCAGCCAGTTCGTCATGCTGACCACCAAGGAGAACGTATGCTACGGCTTTGACAAGGAGAGCGACTTCAAGTCCATCAAGCCGTTCATGTCCGGCAATCCCTATACGTTCGATGCTGCGGGCAAGTATGTAATCGGCTTCCAGTTCGTGTCTGTGCACAAGTCCGAGTTCTGCGTCAACGACCGTCCGGTGGACCCGGAAGGGACCAATCCGTTCGGATACATTGAAGTGACCATTACGCCGGATGAAGCGGCCAACAACGGAGGCAAATGGCGTATCCAGGGCGAGGAAGCCTGGCGTGAGTCCGGCACGTATGTGGCTGTTCCCGGTGGAAAGGAATATACCGTCGAGTTCCTGGAGGCTGCCGGATACACCACTCCTGCCGTGCAGAAGAAGACGCCCGCTGCGGGTGCAGTAGAGAAAGTGACGGGTACATACGTTGTTAAATCTTAAAAAATGGCGTGATTATGGCAGAAGTAGACCCTAAATTATGTATTGCCCTTGATGACATCAACGAGGCAATGGACTGCGAGAACCAGGACAACATGGGCGGTATCATACCGTCCGTCATCTTCGGTTATCATGCGGATGTGGCGACCTGGCCGGACTACCCGAAAAAGACGGAATCCCCTCTTTCTCTTGAAGAAGCCGGTACATTGGTCGGTGACCTGGTCATGAAGGAAGGCTGCAGGGCATACAAGATGGATTTCACCGACGAGCTGGCCGAGTTCAAGATTACCGACCAGGGAGAAAGCGGCGGGGAATCGTTCCTGATGGACCTGAATATCATTTCGGCCAAGATGCGGAAGAAGATATTCGGTTTCGAGAATGCGACCAAAGGGCGCAAGATGTTCTTTATCGTGACCGACAACAACGGCACGAACTACCTGATGGGTGACAAGCGGCGCGGCGCGCTCCGTGCGTCGGGTGATGGTGCCACTACCGGAGCAAGCTCCACTGCCCGCAACCAGAACACCCTCCACTACACCTTTACCGCACCGCGCAAATGTGTGTATGAGGGAGACACGGAGGACATCCTGACTGTAAAAGCCGCATCAGAAGTTCCATAAGACTTTTTTGTTCATGATTGGTTGTTCATGTCCGTCTCTCGCTCTCACGCAGGGGCGGACATTTTGTTTTGTCCTATTCCGACAACAAAAATCGCAATAGCTTTGCGTATCATCAAAAAACAACGTACATACAATGTCAAAGATTACACAGAACTACATTGAGGCGCGCAGGGACGGCATCAAGTGGCTGAACTCGCAGAAACGTGATTACAGCACCGGTGTGAATATCCTGACCCGTTCTGGATATAAGGGGTTTGTCGCCGCACGTCTGGCACGCCAGGGCGAAAAGCCGCATACCCGCGAGAAGCTGGAATACGAGATCCGGCAGATGATCAAGGTGTGGTACCATCCGGATGATCCGCGCTTTGAGGATGTGGACCTGGCAGATGATGCAATGCCGGGCAATGACGGGCGTTCCGAGACGGTTCCCGAAGAGACGGCTGCCGCCATTGTCGCCGTTGCGGAGAGGGAACTGGCGCGTGAGGCGGACGAACAGCCCGCCTATCCTCCGGTGATGGCCAAAATCATCTATGACTTCCGGGAATGCTACAACGAACGTTCACGCCAGCACCGGATGCTTGCCGCACTGGGTGAGACAAACACGCAGGCTGTATGCACGCAGCGCAAGGATATTGTCGCCCGTATAGCCTTTCTCTCCAACCGCATGACACTGCTGGCTGCCATCAAAAGGCAGTTCGAGCAGGACAAGGAACTGCCGACTGACAAGCAGCTGGACGAACTCTACAAAAAAGCGGATACCCCCGAAGAAAATCCGGAAAAGGAAGAGGACGAGACCGACATCAGTTCCCTATCCGTGGAAGAACTGAAGAAAGCGAAATCCAATGCCAAGAGCAAGATTACCAAGGCAAGGAACATGCTGCTGTACTCTTCGGAAAGCAAACCCAAGGACGGCAAGGAGAATCCCCTTCCCGACTGCCCCAAACGCGTGAAATACGAGAAGAAGGTGGCTGCCCAGGAAGCACTGGTGGAAAGGATAGAATATCGTTTGGCAGAACTGCAATAGGTTATGTTGGTCTGTTGCAGCGAGATTGAGAATAAGATGATGCCGGCGGATGATGCAGTAAGTCCTATGCAGGGAGACCGATACCCGACAGGCTACATCCGCCGAACGGATGCGGCAGCCTCCGGCCACGACCTGGCTGCGGAGAAGCTGCTGCATCCGGACGCCATGGGGGTGCTGGTACCCGGCAGGGACAAGCATTTCTACTCTTCAGGGGCGTTCAACCTGATCCAGTTGATTTTCTATATTCTCAGACAGACAGGCCCGGCACACCTGCTGCTTACCACCTATTCCATCTCCATGGACAGCATTGCGGCGATTCACCGAAAGGTGGAAACGGGCGAGCTGTTGTCGGTGCGGTTCCTGATAGACAACCGGGTACGCAGCATATCACCCAAACCGTTCGATTATCTGGTGACCACGTTCCCGGACTGCTACCGTTGCCTCGCGCTTCATGCGAAGGTGGCGCTGCTGTATAACGAGGACTGGAAGATTACCGTAGTGGGCAGCCAGAACGCCACGCACAACCCGAAGCTGGAACGTGGAATCATCCATACCGGCAGAGATATTTTTGATTTTGACTTTAAAATGCTGAATGATGAATTTGACTCAGGAACAACGTGAGGAGATAGAGAAGATGGCCTATCGTTTGATCCCTCCGGGGCTGATAGCCATCAATATAGGTGCCGATGAGACGGACTTTCTCGCGGAACTCCGCACACCGGGCACCGAAGTCCGGACCGCCTTCTACCGGGGGCATCTTCGCCAGACGGTTGAACTCCGGGAGTCACTCATCAAGTCGGCCGTCAATGGCAGCAACCCGGCACAGCAGGAGCTTGTCAAGTTCATCAAATCGCAACAGCAGTATCTTGAGTATGAATAACAACCGTCTGACGGCATCCAAAAGCAAGGCCGCACTGGAGGAGCAATCCTACGACCTTATACAGCAGCACATCATCGACCCGGAGAACAGTCCGCTGCCGGAGCATCTGCGTGTGCAGTGCAACCGGGTGCTGCAGATAGCACGTCTTTTGGATGACTATCCGAACGAGAGCCACATCATCAACATCATGCTGGCAAAATACCGTATCTCGCGTACCCAGATAAGGAAGGACATCGCCCTGGCAAAAGAGCTGTTCAAGACACAGCACCAGTTCGATTGGGACTTCTGGTATGCCTGGATGATCAAGGACCAGATTCAGCTTATCCGGGATTGCAAGCTCAAAGGTGATCTCAAGCAATGGAACAACGCCAAGAAAGTGTTGCATCAGATGATTGGTGAGAAGCCGGCTTCCGTCGAGGACCCGCGACGCATGGAGAAGAATGTATTCTACATCCAGATCAACAGCATGGGGCAAAAGGTAGATATTCCCCTGAATGCCATCCGCAACCTTTCCCAGGAAGAGCAGAAGCTTTTGGTGGATTCGATGTACACGCCTATCGACGACGCACAAGCGGAAGAAATAATGAACTCATAACAGATTACCCATGAAAAAATTGACAAACAAACGACTCATCTCTTACCTGGTTGACCATAAGCACATTGATATGGTATCGGTCAGCAAGACACAGATTGTCTGTACCGTATCTGCCAGGTTCAGGCCGGAAGAGGTGCCGCAGCTGCTGGCTGATACCGGACAGGACATGCCCCGCATGACCTCCTCCGAAGGTGTGAACTACATTGTTTTCCCACGATATTGATACGGCAGAGCAATGGACGAAAACGTCTGGGAAGAGGTCATACAGGTCAATCCGGCGCAGGCGGCATTCCTCGTGATGCCGTACAAGAACGGATATGTCATCTACTCGCGTGCCACGGGTAAATCATTCATTACCGGTGCCGTGATAGATGACAACATCCGGCTGATGCCACGCGGCATCACCACACTCACCCAGGCCACCATCGGGCAGGCATTGACTAAGACCCTGCCTTCAGCTTTCAAGATGCTGGAGATGCTTGGTTATAAGCAGTGGGACCCGGTCAGCAAGACCGGTGACTATGTGGTGTGCCGCCGTCCCATCGAGGGATGGTACAAGCCATACGAGCACATCATGTCATTCGAGTACGGCATCAGCTTCAGTAACGGGCACATGCTTTATATACTCACCCAGGGCGGTAACAGCCGTGGTCCGAATGCGGACTACAACATCACCGATGAAGCACTGACACTCGACAAGGAGAAGTTCGACCAGGAGGCGGCGCCGACCAACCGTGGCAATGAGCATATCTTTGGCCGCAAGTCCGAGAATCCCGTTCTGAAGCATCACGGCAACACCTTCCTTTCCTCCATGCCTTACACGCCTGAACAGAAATGGTTGCTTGAACCGGCCAAGTATTATGAAGAAGAACGCGGCATCCGGCTGTTTGATGTCTGGAATAAGATTGTGCGGTTACAGATGCAGCTCATTGATGCAAGGATTGCGAATGATGCGGGACTGTTCAAGGAGATCTGGAACGAGACCGTCCGTCTCAGGCAAAGTATCACGCCGTTCGTTTCACGTGACGGCACGCTCTTTATCCTTGGCTCCATCTTCGACAACATCGCCAATGTGGGCATGAACTATATCCTGAACCAGTACAAGGTGATGGATAAGCTTTCCTTCATGATAGAGATCCTGAACTTCATGGTGGATAAGATTGATAGCTGCTACTACCAGTTGGATGAACGCCATATCTATTACAATGCGACCAATGACGACTATATCCGTGACTTTGCCGAAGATCATAACTACAACTGGCAGCAGCTTGCCAATAACGATGACAGCCGGCGTGACCTGGACTGCAATCCCAACCAGCCGATAGAGCTGACACCCGACTGGGGTTCTGCTGCCTCATTCCTGGAAGTGGCGCAGGAGCGCAACTATGACTTCGTGACGAAGCTGCTGACCCGCGAGCCGGTGGACAACAACATCAACGAGTTCTTCGTCAAGCGTGATGAAGAGGATGACACCATGGTGAACGCGCTGATGGACAAGTTCTGTCACTACTACCGTAACCATATCAACAAACACCTGCATTATTACCGTGACCGTTACGGGGATGCACGCCGTGCCAACAACAAGAAGTCCTACAACGAGCTTGCCATCGAGCGTCTGGAGAAACATGGGTGGACGGTGGAACAACACACCCATGCGGGCATGGAGCCGCCGCAGCATGACAAGTACCTGCTCTGGGCTTCCATCCTGGCAGAGAAAGACGAACGGTTCCCGAAGAAGCGTTTCAACGGCTCGAAATGCAAATATACACTCATCTCCATGAACAATACGCGTGTCATCGAGGACCGCGAGGGGCGTTTTGCCAAGGATAAGCGCAGCGAGCGTAACCAGTCCATCCTTCCGGAAGAAGCCACCCACTTCGGTGATGCGGTGGATAAGCGTGTATGGACGAAGTACGGGCACCTACTCAGGCAGGCATACGGATTCGTGGACGCACGTATCTGATTCACCTCATACACATACATCCGCAATCACAATCGCAATGCTTATGGCAGGACTCGCAACGTCCGCAATGGGAATCGCTGCACTTTAGGACAGAACGCCGTGTGCAGGACTGGCCGAGGGGCATCCTCCTTGTCATATTTCCTTGCTTCTTGCGCTTTTGGTTGCGTTTTTGGATAGGGCGCGGTCGGCAGAAACTTCCGTTTCTGTTTCCATTCGGATGGAAAGAGGGGTATTCTGTATTCATTATCAAAGAAGTATATTTCTTATAACATTCATTAACAAAGAGCACGGCGCGCGCAAAATCCGTACTGAAGGAACAGGCAGGCAAATCTATTTCCTCCAGTACGGATTTTGCGCGTCTCAGCGGTAAGTAGCGGCAGCTACTTGCGTTTGTCCGCATCCATGCAGGTAGCCCCGGTCTTTTCCGTTTCAATAGCTAAGGTAGAGACCGTAGAGCGGTAAGCGTTCCGCTTGGCGTGCCTCCGTTTCTTTTCCGCAACTCCTTTTCATTTCCTGCATCTCTGTATGCGGTCAGGTAGTCTTTTGAGTCCGCAAATGTAGGGCACCGGTCTGACAAGCAAGGTCGGGCGTTGTCCGCTAAAAAATCTCCAGCCCTACGGGTAGTATTCAAGCCTTCGGTTTTAGTCGGAACCTTGCGGAATGTCATCCTCGGCACCTCAATTATTGCGGCATCAAAAGGCAACCATACCGCACGTCATACAGACACGCCGGAATAAAAAAAAAGTCGTTCCGGGAAACGGAGAAAATTAAAAAAGGCTCCACCCGACGACTCCAGAAATCCAGAATAAATTAAAAACTTACAGTTATGGCAGCAAAAAGAAACATTCCCGAAGCATGGAAAAATCAATGGTCTAAATTCATGTTTAACTTCTTTGACTACTTGCCTACCAAGTACGAGGCTAACAAACGGGAGTGGTCTATCCGCAGGATGATATGGGATTTTAAGGACGGGAAGCGCAGTGCGTCTGTGGCAGAACTTGTAGCGAAGAAGATGCGCGAGCAGTTCGGTGCAGAAGTTTGCAACGTGACGTTGGTCTGCATACCAGCCAGTAGCGGAGAGAAGAACGAAATCAGATACAAGGCTTTTGCCGAAGAGGTGGCACGGCTGACGGGGTGCAGGAATGCGTACAAAGCAATTACCATTGAGGGTGGACGGATTGCCATCCATGAGACGAAAGCGGCCAAGACGGTGCAGACGGTGGAGGTCATCAAGTTTGATAAGCGTTTTTTCAAGGGTAAGAAATGCCTTGTATTCGATGATATACTGACGCAGGGGCATAGTTACGCACGGTTTGCGTGTGCGCTTGAAACGCTTGGGGCAGAGGTTTTGGGAGGCTATTTCTTAGGTAAGACAATTCTTTTATAACAACTTAATTCATACACTTATGAATACTCTTTTTGATAACGATTGCCGCTACATGAGCGACAGTGAACTGATTTACGAAATCAGCAACAACAGACAGATTGTTTCGGACATCGAACGCAGCAACGAGGTGATAGACCTTGAAAAATTGTTTTCCTCTTTGACTCCTGGACGCAGGAGGGTAGCCGTGGCAGCCGTGGAGATGTACAAGAGACAACTGTCGCAGCAGGTGGAACGTAGGCAAATAAGGATGAGCAAAGACGTATACGAACTGATGGAGCCGTTGATAGGAGATTTGCCGAATGAGGAATTTTGGGTCGTGTCGATAAACCAAGCCGGACGGCTTATCAAGAAAGTACGCATATCGGTAGGCGGCATTGACCAGACTTCAGCGGATATAAGGCTGATTATGCGCGTGCTGATTGATACGGGGGCAGTGCAGTTCGCAGCGGTGCATAACCATCCGAGTGGCAACAGCCGACCGAGCAATGAAGACAAGAGGCTGACGGAGCAACTTAAAAAGGCGGCAGGGTTATTCAATATCACAATGATAGACCACGTGATTATAACGAATGGTGAATATTATAGTTTTGGCGATGAGGGGCTGATTTGACGGAGGGGGTGCAGGGCGCACCCATTCCGTTTGCTCGCACGCTCGCAAACGGAATGGGGCCCGAAAAGCGGAATGACTGGTCGTGTTACCGTTCCTTCAACCACGGAGGGGCTTTTTTTGTCCTATGAGAGCGGATGGTTGGCTTCTATCTTTGTGACAAAAAAAGAGATATGATACGCTTTTTCACAAGATTCGTCGCCACCTATGGGTATGATTCACCGAAGGAGTTCTTTCTTTCGGTGGCTCCGAGCTTCAAGTACAACCTGCAATTTCCGGCCATCTCCTTCAGCGCCGTCACTGCCGTAGTCAGCGAATGGATAGGCATTACACCGTTCCTGGCCATGGCCATGCTCGTCGCCATTGTCTCCGAGATGTGGACGGGCATCCGGGCAAGCAAGGTCCAGGGAATAGGATTTGAAAGCTTCCGTTTCTCACGCTGCATCATCAAGCTGTGTATCTGGCTGACCATCATCTATATCACCCACTCATTCTATCTGGAGAGTAAGGCCGGAGCGGAAGAAAGCTTTGTCATGCTTCTGGCCACCCTGTTCTTTTCCATTGTCAAGGTGTTCGTCATGACCTGGTTCTGCGTCGAGCACGTGACAAGCATACTGGAGAACCTGGCGGTCATCGACGGCAAGCCGAAAGATACGCTGATCAAGCAGGTGGGAATATTGTGGGTGACAGTCACGGATAAATTCAGAAGAAAGGCCGATGAGACGGAAGGTTAGCCATATGTTGCTTTGTGCGGTTATCGCATTTCTTTCCGGCTGGGCCGGCCACTGGCTGGGTTCCCGGAAACGGAGCATTGTCCATGTACCGGAAACGGTGGTCAAGCATGATACAATACGCCCTGCCATTCCGGAAGCGGAGGTGATTGTCCGTGAGGTACCCACAGAAGTGGATACGGCGGCTATACTGGCCGACTATTTCTCGGAGAAGCATTATCTTGATACAATTATTGAACGCCCTTACCTGAAAGTGGAGCTGACCGACGTGATATCCCGCAATTCATTGCTTGACCGCACGGTAGTGGTGGACTACCGGCAACCGGTCGTCTGCAACAACGCGCTGGTGGTGGGAATGGATGCGGGACGTTACGGATGTGTACTGTCCGCAGGGTACCGGCGTAAGTCCTGGGAGTTCAGGGCGGGCTATGACTTGTACAACAGGTCGCTGGTGTTGGGAGTATCTAAAGACTTATGGAGATGGTGACAAATCTTGTAAATGACTCATATGTGTTTTCCTCTGACATGCAGGACATCCGCATTGCGGACGTGCATGACAAACTGAGCCTCAGGATAGAGGTTGACGGGCAGGAGGCACTGTCCGAAATTTATTATCCGGACCACAGCAACACAGTCATCATTTGCGACCCCGGAGACATTATCAATGAGTATTTTGTACGTCCTGAGCTCAACGGTGGGGATGACCGTGTGGCCTTGCTGCCCATGGAGGTACGGCTGGAACTCTCGGACAGCGAGTCCACCGAAAACTATACCCTGCATGTATTTTACTCAAGGTATCATGTGTCTTTCGACCCGCAGACGGACTTTATCTTCTACTCCCGATATAAAATCAAGCATATCAGGCAAAACAGCATTGACTATCTCTCCTTTTTCGTCTCGGCCAGGACAGAGGTATTTATAGACATCATATACATGGAGTCCGGCTCCAGCATCAAGAAAACCGTAAAGCTCGAACTGTCCGGCACAGACCGCATGACGGCATATAACATGAGTCCGGTAAAGATAAGCCGGCTCTCAGGCGTCCAATGCGACAATATCATATCGTATGACGCACGCATCACCAACGGTACATTGACAGACCTTGTAAGGTATGTCCTTGACCGGCAGAACCACCGGGAAATGCACCAGTTCCTCTACTATAACGTGTTCGGGCTCCCGGAATCGATTTCATTTTCCGGACTGGTACAGTACAGTCCGGAACTGGAGGGGGATATTGCGGATCTGACGAAACAGAAACGGAGGTTCAGCCCTTTCTTCAACGATTTACGCACTGTCAATACCGGCTATCTGGACGAAAACAAATACAAGGCATTGGTGGACATGCTGACTTCTCCGGTACAGCGATGGTATGACACGCCTTCACTCCCGATGGAGATCATCATCACGGACATCGACTTTACCCATACCAAGATGGGGAACCAGCGGGTGAACGTGAACCTCACCTTCTGCCCGGCAAGCAGAAAGCACCAGGTATTTGACCGGTACTCGTTCGGTGGAGGAATATTCGACTACACATTTGACAGAACATTTGAATGATATAACGATATGGAGACAATACGCAGAAACCTGGCTCTGGCCGACATGGACATCCGCACGGACGAACGCGGACGCCGGCGCATCTTTTCGATAAAGTTCGTCAGTAAGGAAGGCAAGGTCTATTTCATACCCCAGGCCTACGCCTGCGGTGCAGGACGCATGAACATGAAGGAATACCAGCTCCGGGGCGTGCAGCCCTGCGACTGCAAGGGAAATCCGGAAGGACACCCCTACCCTGTGGATATTGACCTGATACTGGAGTATAACAAAAAGAAAATAATATTCTGATGAACATATTGTTTAATTCAAGCGGCATTCCCCTGCTGATGCAGTCCACGTACATATTCGGCGAAACGACGGGGACACCCCAAAACGAAATGAAGGAGCGTACCCGAATCCTGGCGCCATATGACTTGTCGAATGTTTCCTATATAGACATCGACGGAGTGAAGGTGCGTCCATGGGGAGATGAGAATGATTTCCCCCAGAAGGCGGCTGAAGAGATAGGAAACACCAGCGTGCTCAATACGGGCCTGAAGTTTCTTCGTAACCTGACACTTGGGCAAGGCATATATCCTTGTACGGTGAAAGGTTACGACAATGATGGCAACGAGATACTGAAGCCCGTTACCGATAGCCGGGTACAGACTTTTATTGCTTCCCGGAATGTGAGGCGCTACATGGAGAAGGTGCTTCGGGATTACTTGAAATTCGGTAACGGTGCCGTCCAGTTTGTGCCGTCGGCTGCCGGCAATTCTTTTGCAGGGGTCAATCCGGTCAATGCGCTTTACCGCCGTTATTCCGAAGTGGACGAATACGGTGCCTGCAAGTGCATCGTTTCCGGATATTGGCCGCAACGTCCGGACAAGGGACAATACACCAGGCTGGATGTGCTCTCCGAATACGACCCGCAGATGCACGCTGAAGTGTTGAAGTTTGCCGGAAAGGTGAAGGATGGTTTCATCATGCCGGTACGCGACAGCTGGAGCAATGACGACCTTTACGGCATGCCCATCTGGTGGCCCGCCTACGTTTGTGGATGGGTGGAGATAGCCCATCTTATCCCCCATTTCCTCAAGAAAGCCTACAAGAACCAGATAACCTGGAAGTGGCATGTACAGATACCGTATTCCTACTGGGAGAAGAAATACCCGTCCAAGGACTATTCTGCCAAGGAACGTGAGGCGGCCATACAGAAGTACATGGATTCTGTGGAGCAGAACCTTTGCGGACCGGACAATGCGGAGAAGCCCATCTTCTCGCATTATGCCGTGAACGAGATGAACGGCAGGATTGAGGAGGAGTGGAAAATCAAGCCGCTGGAGAACAAATACCAGGGCAGTGACAATCTTCCGGTGTCGGCAGCCGCCAACTCCGAGATACTGTTTGCATTGATGGTGAATCCGAATGTGCTCGGTGCAGGTATGCCCGGTGGCACCTATGCCGGCAACCAGGGCGGTTCCAATATCCGTGAGGCTTTCCTTGTGAACATTGCCAACGCGTGGATTGACCGGCAGAATATCCTGGACCCTATAGAACTCTATATCAAAATGAACGGCATGCCGGAATGCGAGCTGCGTTTCCGCAATACCGTTTTAGTAACCCTCGATACCGGCAGCGGTACCAAAAAAACATTGAGCTAATGATATTCAGTGCAAAAAAATGGAACAACGGCAAGGAGCTGAAAGCGGTGATGAAGGTGAACACCGCCATCTCCTTTGACATGATGGAGGCACCGCTTCGGAATGCTTTCCGACAATACCTCGTACCGTTATTGGGCGATGCGATGGCAGGCGAAGTAGTCGAGATATACGAATTCGGTCCAAATCCGGATGTATTGGAACAGAATACCGAAGGGGCAACCGAACGGGAGAAACTGGACAGCCGCCTGCTGGAGATTTGCAAACGCGCGAACGCGAACCTGGCGTTCTGGAACGATTTCGATGAAATCAGCATGCGTATCACCGATGCGGGATTCCAACGTCAGAAATCCGACAACGGCGAATCATTCCAGCAGGTGTACAAGTACCAGGAAGATAACCTGCGGGCATCGCTGCGCAACAAGGGGTTCAATGCGCTCGACGAGCTGCTTGAGTTTCTGTATGCCCATATAGCCGAATATCCGGAGTTCGCGTCCTCCCAGGCCTATCAGGACCGTAAATCGGCCATTGTCCGCAGTACCGCGGATGTCAATGACGTCTGTTTTATCAATGGCAGCCGGATTGTTTTCCTTCGCCTGCAGCCGCACCTGAAGTTTGCCGAGGAGATGCTCCTTCAGCCGGCCATCGGTGACAAGCTGTATGAGCATCTGATTGACGGACTGGTAAATCCCCCAGAAGACGAAGAAGCCCGGAAGAGCGTGGAGCGGTTGCGCCTTTCCTGCTCCCGCTACATTGTGGCAATGGCGGTCAGACGGCTGCTGATGGAGACGGGTAGCGTCACGGACCGGGGGCTGTACTTCACCGCTGTACAGCCGGGTGAGAAGGGCAATGAGGAGAAGAGACCCGTCGATACGGAGCGTATCGCCGTACAGATCCAGAATCTGAAAGCGGATGCGGACATGTACATGACCGTTCTGCTGCGTACGGTACGGAGTTGCTTTGAGAATTTCTATGAGGGTGATCCCAGGCAGATATACGACCGGGACAATGACCATAAACGCACATTCTGGACATGAGGGAGCTTCGCATTGCATACCGTAGATTCGGAATCCGCCATGAGATAATCCGTCGGGTACCCCAGAAATGGGAGGAACTGACACCGGCACAGTTCCTGCTCGTCTCGCGGCTTTATCTTCAAGAAATAGACGAACCATCCTTCCTGAAGGATTTCTATTCCCTGCCGTCCGGGGTCGGTTCCGACACCTATTACAGTTATAAGCTGAGCGAACTGGTGGAGTTCATCAGCGACTGCCGTGTCCGGATGGACCGCTTTATCCTTCCTGCCGTCTCCGGGCTGAAAGCACCGGGCGAACGCCTGAAGGGGATGTGTTTCGAGCACTTCATGCACGTGGACACGGCTTTCAACCGATATGTCCGTGACGGCAAGGATGCCTCGCTGGACACTTTCGTATCAATGCTCTATTTGAAAGACAACGAATATATTGTCCTACCGTCGGGTGGGAAAAACGGCTTATTTAGCAGGCAGAAACCGCTGATACTGCAAAAACGGACAGCAAAGGTGGCAAGGATTGACAGACACGTCAAGTATGCCGTATTCCTGAACTACGTTTTTGTCAAGAGGTGGCTTTCAAAGGCCTTTCCTTTCCTCTTTCCGTTGGATGATGAACCGGAGGAAAAGCGGAAAAGACCAACAGCACCGTCTGTCAACTGGCTCGACATCTTCGACGCTTTTGTCGGTGACGATGTGGCAGTGATGGAGAAATACCAGGCAATGCCGGTGGCAACGGCATTCCGTATATTGAATAAAAGAATCCGTGACGCTCAAAAACAGAAGAAATGACTTTTTCGGAATACATAGAGAAGCTGGCTGAAAGGCATGTCGATATACGACACAAGGAGAATGATGAAGTACACTTCCTCTCATCAGAACGGGAGAAGCATACGGCACTGGACAGCGTACTCCACTATCCGGCAGTGATTGTGGACCGTGGCTCAGGATTCGGTTACGGTGGTAATCCGGGTGCATACCGAAAAGACCGCGATTACCTGCTCTTCATTGTGGAGCATGTGTCCGACACCTCCGACTATGAGCAGATAGAGGCTGCCCTTGACAAGTGCGAACGTATTCTTGATGAGCTGCTCAACCAAATTTTGGAAGACAAAAGGATGAAAAGGCTGTGGCTCGCTTTTTCCTTGGAAGATGTGGAAGCGGATTATGTGGTGAACAATGATAACCAGCTTTATGGCGTGGTTGCGGCTGTTAGTCTGTCCGAACCTTATAAAGCTTTGAACTGCCGGAAGGCATTTGTTTCATAATATGGCAGATACGATTGACATACTCAAGGAACTTGCTCTACAGGTACGGTACGCTACCCAGGAGAATGAGAATACGGCGGAACGTGTAGGCCGCACGCTGGTCGGAATCTTGAATCTGTTATCCAAATACTCCCCTGAAGAATTGGAGAAGATTTTTCTGAGGAAAGACAGAGCTGACGGCACAAATTTTCTGTTGAAGTTCGGCGAGTTTATCGACTCTATGGTCGCAGGCAAGGGTGCCGGAATATTCCCTGACGGCCGCGCGCAGTTTGAACGCCTTGAAGTCCGCGATTCCCTTACTGTCCTTGAACTTATCTTCAACCGTCTCTCTGCCATGGAGAGCGACTATTCCTTCTCCGAGTCCGGTACTATCGAAAGTGTATCGCAGCTTGAAGACGGCACATACAGCCTGAAGATGAAGAAACGGTGGGATAACGACTTTACTGCACTGGCAGAAAACGATGTTGTATATGGTGTTGTCAATGACCTTGCATCAGGTGGCGGCAAGTATTATACCTCCTGGCTACGTGTCTTGCATGTTGACATCTCAGCCAATACGATCAACGCTGTGATGTACCCTGATAGCGAGGTGCCGGGTGGCAAGAATTATCCTCCTGAGCCGTTGATGATATTATCACACCGTGGCAACCCGGTTGATACTGAACGGCAGGGTTATTGGTATCTGTCTTCTCGTGAGAAGTGTATCTGCATGCTCGATGGCGTAACGAAACCCATACTGGAAGAGAATAACTATGCCATCATCATAGGCAAGTTAAAACAGTTGTCACTGTTTGACAACCTGCCTATAAATTACCGCCATAGTTATATCTATTGCCGTGGTATTGCCTTACAGGACATCCTACGTATAGATTACCAAGGCACCCCAATCCGCAACGAGAACAACCGCGGGAAATGGAGTGCAAGCGAAGCGGTTAGTGACCCGTATAAGTCAGAAAAAGAAACCTACGATGCGGTGTATCATTATGGCTGCAAGTGGATGTGCCTGGTGACGGGCACCACGGACGAACCCCAATACGGTTCCGCATCCTGGGCAATGATCGAGGGCAATCCGGATTTCAGCATCGACATTGAGAGCAGCAACGGCTGGTACTTCGATGCGGAGCGTTTTGCGACCACCCTCACCATTACCGGTGAGCTGTACAACCGTGACGTGACGGCGCATATCCTTGACGCTGATGTGGAGTGGACGCGCGACACGGGCAACGTCACCGAGGACAACGCCTGGGCGGTCGCACACGCGGAAACCGGCAAGTCGCTGCCGCTGACGGTCAATGACCTCGGTCCCGACTATATGAACATGACCGGGTGCAAGTTTATCGCAAGGGTGCTGCTGCGTGACGGGCAGAATAATTATGAGACAATGAATTATATAACTTTCTAATTATGCAGACTATACAGAAGAAGATAGAGGTCAACTACCGCCCTCTCCAGACCAGCGGCGGGATAGAGGTTGTCGGCAGCGTGCCGGACGTGCAGGTGTACCAGGCTGACAAGGCCGAGTACACTCCGGACTACACGCTTACCCCCCTGACGCTGTTCCCCCGGTGCAATGCCACCGACCCGGATGCGGTGGTCAAGGTGGGTGCGGTCAACGCCTCGCTTACGAACATGAAGTGGTACGAGCGCTTGAACGGTGTGCGGACATTGATTACATCTGCCAACAAGAGCTATGTCATTACCGAGACCGGAGCCGAGAAGGGTAAGATACAAGTGAAAAAGAATACCGTTCCCGGCAGTCCGGTAACACTGGAGTTCTACGCCGAGTATGTCGATGCGAAGCGTACCGGACAGACGCACGTCTACCGTTTCAGCCGTCTTGTTCGCGCCGTAGATGGCAGCGAAGCACAGCCTAAGCTGATGGTCGACTCTCCGTCGGCGCTTGATTGGAACCCGTGTCGGGACATTGCCAGGCAGGCCATCACCGCCAGACTGCTTGTCGGTGATGTAGATGTCACAGCAACCAACAAGTGCAAGTTCTTCTTCTATCGGAAGCTGAATACGGGCGCACTGGAGCAGATTACCGACGGTAACGGCGACAATGACTGGGAGTTCGTCTCTCTGACAAAGAACGTGCTTACCATAGACCGGGACTATATCGGCCACGAACAGACCTACGTCGTGAAAGCATCGTACTCGAAGGACGGTGCTCCTTCATCCAAGCCGGACAGTGACATAGACTATGTCTCCACCACCATCCGCAGGCGTATTCCCGCCATCGAGATTGACTGGGAGGGATTTCCGCAGCAGGTGGCCGACGGAACCAAGATGATATACCCGAAACCGGTCATCCGTGATACGGCAGGGATTGTCCCCAATCCCCAGGCCATCCTTGAGTGCGAATGGTACACGAAGGCGGCCGGCGCCTCCTCATACGTGCTGGCCGCTGCCGGGTACTCGCCCTCCATCCCATGCACCGACGGCATGATGCTACAGCTGAAGGTGATTGACAAGGGCCCGTATGCGGCGGTGGTGACATCTGACGGCAAGTACGTGACGGATGACAGCGGTAAGTTTATAGTGGCAAGGAAAAGGGATGTTTAACCATTAATCGATAGCAGTATGGCATTTTATATCAAAGTGACGAGAGAGGTTGCGGACAAGCTGGGAGTGGCAGGAATCCGCAACAGCACTGCCGACGGCAATGTGCTGTTATGGCAGGCCGATGTGGCAGGCTTTCCCGGCGATACGGTATTCGACCGGGCGGCAGTAGTCGGGGGCGTGTGCCTTTCCCCGCAGCAGGCCAAGGGTGAGATAGACGGCGTGGAAGATCCGGTGGAGGTCGCCACTCCGGAGGGTTTCATGGATAAAGACGGGGAGGAGGTGACCGATGAGCGTAGCGAGTAAGGTCGGGCAGGTAATCTTTTCGCAAAAGTCTGGCGTTTACATGCCAGCGATTATGTGCGACAAAGGCGACCTCTATCAAGAGTATGATGGTGAATCGGGTGCTCCGACAAACATAGCCCCCGACTTCACCACGATGAAGCCGACGCTCTCCTTCCTTCTCACCTCCTCACGGGTGGCTGAGGGGGTTGTGGTGCCCTCTTCCATCAAGTGGTATTTCAATGACGTGTTGATAAGCTTCACATCCAACGTTTCCACGAACACGTTCGGCGGCGAGACGGGTCATTTCAAGTTCATTCCATATAAAGCAGGCACTACAAACTATTACGGGCTTCAGATCGTGAAGAACCTGGTGAAGGCGTCGTCCGGTGCGAGCTGTAGCGTCAAGGCGGTGGCTACGGTGACCGTGGGCAACGTGTCGGATGAGGTGCAGTTCGTCTACAGCATCCCCATCACCAAGGGGGTGGGCAACCAGAACGTGGTGACCATCGTTTCGGGTGATGACAAGTATTTCGCTATCCGGGAGAAGGGAGGCAGTGTTGTCCTCACGGCGATGGCGCGGCGTGGAGCGTCAGAGATCACCTCCGGACTGACCTACAAGTGGTCCAGGATGGTTAACGGTACCTGGCAGACACTCGTCGACCAGACTGGCAAGAGTCTGACCGTCACGGACAGCCTGGTTGACACTACGGGCATCTTCAAGGTGGAGGTGTCGCAGGGCGGCAATCTGATAGGCCTTGACACGCAGACGGTGATGGACTTGTCAGACCCCTACGACATCATAACTAATCCCAATCCCGAGGATGAGACGATTGTTTCCGGTTCCGGAGGTTCGGTGACTTATACGCCTATCCTTGTCAAGCGGGGACAGACCACGAAGGCAAAGAATATGCTGTTCTATTTTGTCTTTATGGATTCGGCAGGGGTCATTCTCAATCCGGCTACGGCGAATGTGGCTGCGGCAAGCGGTACCTGCACTGAAGCTATGTGCCAGCAGGCAGGCGGCAATGTTTCATGGACAATCTCAACGGCAGCATGATATGGCAAAGAAAGCGTTGGCAAGCAAGACGGGAGAAGTGAAGTATCTCCAGCAGGGACCGGTCGGTCCACTGGTCTATCCGACCGGGGAGTACGCGGCATCCGCATCCTATACCCGTACCCCACTGTCCGCACCCATGGTGCTGTGTGAGGGGCAGTATTACGTATTGAACAAGGAGGGCACTTTTAAGGGTGTCAACCCCAAGACAGACTATGCGGCAAACGGCAGTAAGGCGACATGGGTAGTGATGGACAAGATACAGTATGCCTTTATCGAGGTACTGATGGCGAATTTCGCCAAGCTGGCAAGTGCGGTGTTCTATGGGCAGTATATGTTTTCGCAATACGGAATAAAAGCCGATGGCTCTGCTGTAGAAACGGTAGGCGGATATAAAGATTTTAATTACAATGACCCGATGAATCCGGCAAACAAGTTTCGACCAAACTTACTCCTTGATTTTCTGACTGGGAGCTTCAAGGGACGTAATGTTGAAGTTGAGGGGACAATTATTGCCAATGCATCATTTGTTCGGATGCATGATTTCCGTGCAAACGAGGGGTATTTCTTTTTGAATCCGGCTTTTGGCTCTGATTTTATCAATGGTCGCCCTAATCGTATTTCTACTGCTGTATATATGCTACCGGATGCTGCTCAATATGCCGGAATGAAGATATCATTGACGATATACAAAGACTTAGCGAGCACATACGGGTATATATCAGTTGTCACTAAGAATGCGTTTAATGAAACAGCAGTCGTTGGTAGTGAAATGAAATATTGCAATAGAGCAAGTATATCTGGAGCCGGAAGATATGAATTTATATCATTAGGCAGTTTATGGTTTTTAGCAAATGACAATGGAGCTTCGTTTTCTTATGCTGATTTGGGTAATTATACTTATGAAGATCCTGTTAGCTAGAGAGAATAATATTAAACAAAACGAGAATAAAAACAAAATGTTAAACCGGTTGTCGTTTTTATCCGAAAATGACGACCCTCAAAAGTACAAGGGATATGATAGAGAAGGTAAACATAAGTCAAGTAATGAACCAGTGCCAGATAGTAACTGATGCAGACTATGTGTTTGTGGAAGAAGGAAATAGCCAGGGGAAAATGAAACTCAGTGTATTTGATTCGTTGTCCGAAGGGGTATTTATCATGTTCCATCGTAAGAGCGATAATTACCCGCTTATGGTTAAGCCGGACAAGTGGGCGAGCTATCAGAGTAGCGGCGAAATAGCCGAGGGCGTGGTAGTCGTCGAGGGCGGCAAAATCTTAGTCGTAGCACCTACCGAAACGTCGCTGCATTGGAGTAGCGCAGCCGTTAGCGGTGGAGGTAAGACCACAACCGACCGACTGACAGCGTTAGACGACTGGACGGGTAAGGCCAGCACCACAGCACAGATTACGCACGCCGAATGTAGCAGCGCAAGTTACGCACCGGGTTACTGCGCGCAGTACAGCCGCGTAAATGCAAACGGCAAAGGTTTGACCGCCGGGCGTTGGTGGTTGCCGTCGTTAGGTGAGTTGATGATGATTTACGCCAATATGCGTAAAATCAATTATGCGTTATCGCTTATCGAGGGCGCAACACAGTTATCCGAAACGTGGCACTGGAGTTCTACCGAGTTCAGCGCGGCCAACGCGTGGGGTTTGTACCTCACCAACGGCAGCGCGAGCAGCGACGCTAAGGCGGCGGGCACGAACAGAGTTCGCCCCGTTTCAGCATTTTTATATTAGTGGTTCTTTGGAATATAACTCTTTAACAGATACAAATCTTATAAATGAAACAGTTGGATAATAGTATAGGGGCACTTGCCCCTATACTATTCCAATGTAGCTTCAAATCCTCCTTCGAATGCACTGTTATCCGCTGCTTCCATCTTCATTGATATGCCAAAAGAACTCATTAGGAGTACATTTAGTATTGGCGTATAGACTAGCCGTTCAGCATAAACACGGCACTTTCCATCAGCTTCAGTCTTAGCTTTAATCTTAATATTATAGCTACCTGAGAGGACTTTGACTTTTAGATTAGGATTGCCTGTTACATCACCAGCTCGTGATATGGAGATGTAATATAGGCTAGGCATTCCGCTTGATGTTGCAGATATAGACAAAAGAATTGAGCCTGTAACTGGAGTGTTTGTAGTCTCAAACAGAAGTACACTATACGCGCCTTGGAACTCCGATAACACACCTGATGGCATTAATCCTTTATTGGAAACTGTAGCCACTGCCATCTTATTACGAATACTATCAACTACTCCTGTGGCTGTAATATCAATCTTCTCCATCATACCTTTGTATTTTTGAGGGTCAAAGGATATGGCAGAAAATATAAGGTTTCACAGATTATTACTATTTTGGTAAAAGAAAAAGATTCTTTTTAATATAAAAATGCTGAAACGGCCCTAACTATGTGCTGGCCCGCTGCCTTAGTGTCGCGGTACAAGATGCCGTAGTAGAGCTCCAAAAACCACGCGTAGACCGCGCTGTACTCGGTGCTACTCCAGTAATGTGTTTCTTTCAACTGCATAGCCCCCTCGATAAGCGATAACACATAATTGATTTTACGCATATTCGCGTAAATCATCATCAGCTCGCTCAAAGACGGTAGCCACCAACTCCCGGCGGTCAAGCCCTTTCCGTTTGCATTGACACGGCTGTACTGTGCGCAGAACCCCGGCGCGTAACTTGCACCGCTACATTCGGCGCGCGTAACCTGCGCTGCCGTGTTTGCCTTACCTGTCCAGTCGTCTAACGCTGTCAGTCGGTCTGAGGTAGTCGTACCGCCTGCGCTAACCTCTTTACTGCTCCAATACAGCGAAGCTTCCGTAGGGGCTACCACCAGTATTTTGCCGCCCTCAGCAATTGCCACGCCATCGGCAATTTCACCGCTATTTTGGAAAATCGCCCATTTGTTGGGCTTAACCATTAATGGAAAATTGTCGCTGTTGCGGTGAAACATGACAAACACGCCTTCGGACAACGAATCAAATACACTGAGTTTCATTTTCCCCTGGCTATTTCCTTTTTCCACGTACACATAGTCTGCATCTGTTACTATCTGATACTGGTTCATTACTTGACTTATGTTTACCTTCTCTATCATATCCCTTGTACTTTTGAGGGTCATTAGAATACCCTTTTTGGTTAGGCTGTTGAATAAGACTACCTTCACCGCAAAAATGGTTTACGCATACATTAGGGTTAGCACTGACAAACAAACAGTCGAGAACCAAAGGTTCGAAGTCCAGAAATTTGCAACGGAAAAAGGACTTGTAATAGATAAATGGGTGTCCGAGAAGGTTTCCGGCACCAAAATTGCTAACGATAGGAAATTAGGCCCGCTTCTCAAGAGGATGAAGAAAGGCGACACTCTAATCATAACAGAAATCAGCCGATTAGGAAGAAACCTGATGGGTATTATGTCAATGCTTCACCTCTGTATGATTAAGGAGACTTGCGTTCTTACTGTCAAGGAGCGTTACGAATTAGGTAATAACATCAACAGTAAGGTATTGGCATTCGCTTTCGGTTTATCCGCTGAGATTGAACGTGATTTGATCAGTCAGCGAACCAAGGAGGCCCTTGCTTACAGAAAAGCCGCAGGAATACGACTTGGTCGGAAAAAGGGGGATAAAAACACGCATTACAAGCTTACAGGAAAGGAACCTCTCATTAGAACTATGCTCGAATATGGTTATTCAAAGGCAGCCATATGTCGTAAGCTTAAATGTAACCCTAAAACATTGGATGACCATTTGCGGAGAATGCATGTCCTACATAAAAATTAAGTCATACATTACTTTTGCCTCTGTTTTTAAATTCATAGTTATGGCAAAAGCAGAAATCTTATTCAAGGTCATCCGCAAATGGGAAGGTGGATGGAGTGACCACAAAAATGACAAAGGTGGCAAAACCAATATGGGGATAACCTTGTCTACGTGGAAATCATGTGGTTATGACAAGGATGGTGACGGAGACATTGATGCGGATGATTTACGCATGATTACTCCGGATGACGTTTTTCATGTTTTCAAGAAGTATTATTGGAACCGTTACCAAGCGGACTTCATACACAACCAGTCCATTGCGAACATCTGTGTGGATTGGGTGTGGGCCTCCGGACGTCCCGGTATCACAAGGGTACAACAACTACTGCAAATCAATGTAGACGGCATCGTAGGTCCTCAGACGGTTGCAAGTATCAATCTGGCCAACCAACGGCAGCTGTTCGAAGCTATCAAGACAGACAGAATCCGGTTTATTGAAGAAATCTGCAAAAGAGATCCGTCGCAGCTTGTATTCCGGAAAGGATGGCTGAACCGGATCAATGATTTCAAGTTCTCTGTCCGTTGAATTCTTGTCCTTTTTTCCACTCTTTTCAGCCTTTAGTTTTGTGTCCGGAACTAAAGGCTTTTTTATGGCAATAACTGAAGAAAAGAGTTTAATGACCTCCGAGAAATTCAATCGAGGAGTTGAGAACTGGACGTGGAAAGTCAGGAATACCTCCGTAAATATTCTACAACGGACACACGCAACCGGCAGATTGCGTAGGGAACTGCAATCCCGTTGGCTGAAAGACCGTGAAGGTGGACCGGCTTATGTCGGTCTGGGTTTCCGCTTTGCCCGGTATGGTGCGTACCGGGAATATGGCGCCGGGCGTGGATATATCGTCAAGAACGGAATTATAATGAAGGGACATTCGGCATGGAGCGATAAGAAGAAACGTCAGGAACTGCGTTCTTTACGTGTTTCTGAATATCGCATCCGGCGCATGCGTACCGTTGATGAACACTATGCCGTTATCCGGCGAAGTCCCCTACCCTGGTTAGACCCTCCCATTGTGGATAACATCGAATCACTGGCTGATTTATCCGGAGAGTATTACGGTGACCAGGCACTCAAGAATGTGCTTCAGAAGTTTGATAAAATAACAATCGAAAAACGTTATGGCAAAAAGTGACAAGACTGTCAAAAGAGGTGTCTACTTGTACATCGATGGCAAGGAAATTAAGAATGACATCAATTCCATTGATTTGGAGATGAAACGCCTACAGCGTGACATTAAGGAAATGACACGCGGCTCTGAGGAATACAACCGCACCATGGCGAAGATACAGCATCTTCAGGGGATTTTAAAACAGCATCGCCAGGAGATAAAAGGCATCACCACCGAAACCAAGAAAGCGACTGTCAGTATTGGCAGTATGGTGGACTGGTTCAACCGTTTCGGTGGAGTTATCTTGTCCGTAATAGGTTTCCTTACCGGTTTTACCCTTGCCTTGCGCGCCATCAGAGACGAACGCAACAAGTTGGAGGAGTCCCAGGCCGGGCTGAAAGCCTTGACCGGACTTGATGATGACAGCATTGCCTGGTTGACCGGGCAGGCCAAGACGCTTTCCACCACCATGACAAAAGAGGGCTTGCGTGTCCGCCAGTCGGCAGCCGAAATCCTGGATGCGTTCATGTTGGTCGGTTCAGCCAAGCCGGAACTGCTTGGAGACAAGGAGGCGCTCAAGGCTGTTACGGAGGAAGCCATGCGATTGCAGGCGGCAGCCAAAGACATCACCCTGAACGAAGCGGTTGATTCACTTACTTTATCACTCAACCAATATGGGGCAGCGGCAGACCAGGCTGGACGGTTTACCAACGTATTGGCTGCCGGCTCCCAGGCAGGTTCCGCCAATATCGCAAGCCAGGCAAAGGCTATCCGGAATGCAGGTACCGCAGCGGCTTCGGCCAATGTTCCCATTGAACAGACGGTCGCATTGATTGAAACGCTTGCCTATCGGGGTATAAAGGATGAAGTGGCCGGAACGGGATTGAAGAAATTCTTTCTGGTTCTTCAGACCGGGGCAGACGAAACCAACCCCAAAATCGTCGGGTTGGATAAGGCACTGGAGAATCTGAAGAACAAGAATATGGACGCAGGCGCCATCAAAAAAATGTTCGGGGAGGAAGGCTACAATACCGCATCCGTAATCCTTCAGAACACGGAGATGGTGAAAGACTTCACCGCTGCCGTCACCGGTACCAATGTGGCGTATGAGCAGGCGGCCATAAACAGTGATACTGCACAGGCCAAACTGGAGCAGGCACGTAATAAGATGAAGCTGGCAGCCATTGACCTTGGCGAGAAGTTGAATCCGGCTCTGACGGTGAGTACGAATATGCTGACCAATGTGCTCAAATATTTACCGGGATTGATTGACTGGTGCAAAAAATGGGGCACAACAGTAATAACACTAACGGTTCCTCTGGTAGCTTATTATACCACATTAAAGCTCATATCTCTTTATCATACTACTTACAACTTAGTCTTACGAGCAGGAATCGCCATCCAAACGGCTTACCGGGTAGCCACCACTGCTTTGAACGACGCATTGGCAGGAGATTACAAGGCAATAGGCAGGTTGATATTACAGATGCGCTCTCATAATATCGTAACCCGGACAGTGGCAGCAAGTACACTACTTTTCCGAGCAGCGCTGGAGACTTTAACCTTCCGCTTCTCTGCCGCAACTAAAGCGGCACGGGCAGCATGGGCGGTATTAGGATTAAATCCTTTTGTTGCTATTGCCACAACCGTTGCAGCCGCAGCAACAGGACTGTATATCTACGCTCAGCGTACTTCTGCTGCAGCACGTAGGCAAAAGGAACTGGTGGTTATGAATAGAGAGGCTGAAAAAAGCATTAGCGAAGAAAAAAATAAGCTGGATGCTTTACGGAAAGTGCTTGAGGATTCTAAAGAACCATATGAAAAACGGAAGGCTGCATTAGAAGATATTCAGTCCATTGTTCCGGAATATCATGCTTCATTGACGGAAGAGGGGGTGCTTATCAACAACAACACGCAAGCGCTGGACGGTTATGTAGAAAAGCTGTTGCTCACAGCCAAACAGCAAGCGGCCAATGCCAAATTACAAGAAGCCCTGGCACAAAGGTCAGAATGGATTCAGGAGAACGGTTCCGATGCCATGAAATTTAAAAATCTCGAATGGGAGATAAATGACCCCATCAATATGGACAAGTCCGTTGAGGAACTTGCAGCAGTCAACGGGATATCACCCACTGCATACCGCGTATGGGCTACCCAGAAAAAACGTCTTGACGATAACGTTCGGTATTACGAACAGATGATGCAGGATTATACCTCCCAGTTGCTTGCCATCAACGATAAATACAAGACTATTACTCCAGATTCTCCAACAATTACCGGAAACGGTGGCAGTGGTGGAGGTTCTGAATCTGAAGAAGAGCGGAAAAAACGTGTCAGCAAGGAATTGGAGGATATAGAGACTAACCACATGCAACAGCTCACCCATCTCCAGAAGCTTTATCTTGAGGGAGAAATCCAGACTAACGAGGAATATACTGCCCTTCAGATAGATTTGGAGAAAAAGACTTTGGATGAGAAATTGGCGATAATGGGGCTGGAGCCGCATGAACGTGAGAAGTTGCAGGTAAAGATGCTGGAGGCACAAATCAAGTTCAATGAAGAATGTAAAAAACAGGATGAAAAGACAGAAAAGGAGCGTCAGAAAGCATCAGACAAGATTGCCAAAGAACGCCTTTCAGTTCGTCAGAAACAACTCCGTATCGAATTGGAAGAAGCAGCTTCCTATCATTATAGGAACCTGACTTCCGAGGAGGATTTCTCCCAGGAGGTGAACGAGATTCGGAAACGGTATTGGAATGATTTGCTTCACAACTACCAACTGACTGAGGAACAACGTACGGAGATACAGAAGGAGCAGGCCGAAGCCCAGACCGATGCCGAGAAAGAGAAATACGACAAAACCATGAAAATGCATAGGCAATATGCCTCTCTGGTGACGGATATCGCTTCCGACTTCGGAGAAACGATTGGTGAAATGATTGCCACTGGCGAACTTTCGCTGAAGAATTTCTTACGTGAAACCATTATGATGGCACTGGATGCTTTGGAACGTGTTATTGAAATCTCCATACTGGAAATCACCGCAAAAAATTTGGCGGCAACAGCTCCATTTTCCTTTATCGGTGCCGCTAAAGCAGCTGCCCAAGTAGCTGCTATCAAAGCGGCTTTTGCTGTAGTAAAAGGGATGGTTGGTAATTTCTACACCGGCGGCTATACCGGTCCCGGCGACTGGGACCAGCCCCAGGGCATCGTCCACTCCAACGAGTTTGTCGCCAACCGCTTTGCCGTGGCCAACCCGCACCTGCGCCCCATCTTCGACGCCATCGACGTGGCGCAGCGCAGCGGCAACGTCGGCAACCTCACCGCCGAAGACATCGCGGTAGTCGCCGGACCCGGCAGAACCGCCCGCACCGTCCCCGCCAAGTCGCCTGCAGCCGGTGCCACGACCACCACCAACGACCCCGCCACGGTGGCCATGCTCGTGGAGTGCACCCGTATGCTCCGCAAACTGCACACCCGTTTGGGCGAGAAAATTGTGGCCGAGACCTACGTCACCGGCAAGCACGGCATCAACCAGGCACAAAAAGAGTACCAGGCATTGACCTACAACAAATCACGCAACAAATCCAAGAAATGACCGAATTATACATCAACGGCCAACGCGCCGTACTTCCCGAAGGATTCTCATTCACCTTCACCGCCGAGAACCCTTACTTCACGCGCAGCTCCAGCTACTCGTTGGACATCGAACTGCCCATGCCCGCCAACAACACCATCTTCAAACACATCAACCGGTTAGACGTGACCAAGCAGAAAACCATTCTTCCGGCCATGCTCATCGTAGATGCCCGGTGCCTGCTCAATGGCAGCACAGTGCTGTTGTCAGTAGAAGACACACAAGTCAAGGTGCAGTTGGTCTCCGGCAATGCCGAATTCAACCTCCTGACCAATGATGACATCTACATCGACGAATTAGACTTGGGCGATATAGGCTTCAGATACGACGTTCAGGGCTTCTTGCCGGCGGCAAGAATGAGCGAGTTCTACGGATCTGTCGATGAAGTCGAATCCGTATTGCTTCCCGTGTTCTACCAAGAGGCCAAAGAAGAGAACCTTGACAACAACGTTTTCTATGAGAATGGCACCAATGATTTTGCACCGACTGACAGCATAGTGGCATGTTGGCAACCCTACCTGATTACGGCTATCCGGAGGGTGGTCGAACATTTTGGCTATACACTCGACCTTACCTTTTTCGACAACAACTTTCTAAGAGATGTCTATATATGCAATGACGTGCGCTCAAAAAAGACACCCCATGTCCAACCACACTGGACGCTTGCCGATAATCTGCCGCACTGGACGGTCTCTGATTTCTTCAATGAACTTGAGAACTTCTATTGTGCCGTTACAGTCGTCAACGAGCATACCAAAGAAGTACGTTTTGTCAGCCTGAATGACTATTTCTCAAACTCCGAGAAGATTGTCATCACCAATGACTCCTTGCTCAGAGAGTTTGAGGTGGAGATTACAGAAGAGAAGAACGACAAGGATTTGAGCCTGGGCAATATCGCATACAATTTACCGTCCCACACAAACGACGGTTACTGCCGTATCGAGAGAAACATTCTGGAAGCTGCTGCAACACAAGAGTTCGACTCTTACGATGCCTTGCTCAAAGCATACGGCACGATGACCGACAGAAACAAGAAGAACCACATCTTCATCGTAGGCAAACGCTATTACATCAACTTCAACGATGAGGAGAACAATACCGATTCCTTGCGTGAAGTGAACCTGTATGCCGACCTGGTACGCACCACTGACTCCAGTGATGACATTTCACTGAAGATTGTCCCGGTCAAAATCGCACAATACGACATGGGTATCTATAGGCTGCTGCCAAACCACAGAGGATATGAGAAGACAGGAACAATGATGATGAATGTCCCGATAGTCGGCTATTATTCCACAGGATATTCCGAAGAGTCTTTCAACATACAAGAGGCCATCGAGGGCAACGGACAGAAGAAGCTGGAGAAGAATGACTGTATGGAGGTAGCCTTCAATACCGGCATCTTCAACCGCCAAAACGTGACCTTCAACGGACAGACAAAAGCCTACGACTACGCCTATCCCTTCACAGATTACCAGCAAAAGCCGGAAGCCCAGACCACCGACTTCCTCCCGTACTCCCTCAGTCTGAACGATGTCTGCCCGGACAGTATTGGGCATAGGTTGTCGACACTCAGTCTGTTTCACTCCAATATCCCTTACACAATCCAGTTCCAAGCCAATAAGCTGCCAGATGTGAATAAGGTGTTTCTTATAGGCAACAAGCAGTATTTGTGCGAGAAGATTGAGACGGAAATAGATGTCGATGGATTAAGCAAGGTACTGAAGGGGACTTTTTACCGGATAGAATAATAATGTTAAAAAGACATCTGCTCTCAAAAATAACTCCTTTTTCCCTTGCATAATTACCAAAAGGTTATTATATTTGCACTGTCATTAAGAATCGCGATCTTTTTATGACTGAAGACGAAGAGCTAAAGGCTCGGATTGAAGCTGCGAAAAAAGACCTCAGCTTCTTTTCCCTCTATTGGGATGACATTCAGAATACTGATTGGATTTCCGATAAGGAGCTTGAGGAAGGCATCAATGATTGTCTCGATGACTTGAATGATGCACAAGACAAGCTGAATGAAAACGGTAGCCCTCCTTGAGGGGGCTACTTTTTCTCTAACATATAATTTTTAGGCTTATGGACGTACAGAAAGAATTGGGAAAATGGAAGTCGGAATATGTAAAATGCAATACTCCGGAGGAATTGGCCGACCATAAAAAACGTTTCAGGGCTTTTCTGCAGACGCTTTCACCGGAAGATAAAAAAGCGTTTGCGCAGGCGTTCCAAGATGGTGCCAGGCAATCAATTGATGAAGCCCAAGCCATTGTGAAAACAGTAGAAATCAGGCAGACCTTAGAAAAAGTATTGCCTTTCGCTTCTATGTCGTATATTGCCCAGCACTATTTTGGCAGAACACGCCAATGGCTATATCAACGGATTAACGGAAGTGCGGTAAACGGCAAACCAGCCAACTTTACCGCTGATGAACTGAATACCCTATCTTTAGCTCTATCCGAGCTTGGCGACATAATGAAAGATACTTCTCGGTCTATCGCGAGGCCGTAAGGTTTTTAATGACAGAGGGGCTTCCACGGGTTGGAAGCCTTTTTTTTGTTGCCCATGAAGGGTAGTCTGGCGATAAATAATCAGATATGGTGCGGAGAAATAAAAAATCCCCACAGTGGCTCGAAGCTGTGGGGACAGAATGTTCAATAAAACGTCTATCAAGCTATGGATAGCGAGCCTAATTTGTTACAAATGTCGTGGATGGCATTATTAAAAATCAGCCTGTCCTGTTCACTTAGCGTATAGACACGGCCACGTACCTTGTAGCCATAAATACGCTGTTGCAGCCAAGCCGTACTTTTCCCGAAATAATTACGGGCGATATAAGAGATTGGCACAATTTCCTTCATCTCCTTTATCTTCTCCTGCAAGGCTATTGTACGGTTCAGCTCCTCCGCTTCTTTAGCCAGTTCGTGATACCCGTTCAACAGCCAGTCGGCAATAGCTTCTGAATCGGCTTTCGTGGTGTAATGTTCTTGTATGTACAAGAACTTCTGTTGGTATTCCTCTTCCTTGTTGGTTGAATCTCCATTTAGAATGGCGGTAAGTTCCTTCAGTTCGTCATTGATTGTTTTCATAAGCAAATTTTTTTTGCCCCCTCTTTTCGTCCGAGGGGGCTGTTTTTACTTTTCTAATTCTTTTAGTTTGGTTTCCAGCATTTTTATCAGATGGTCTATTCTCAATTTTTCATCAAGTATGGCGTTCATCTTCTCTTCCGGTAACCCTTTACTGTTTTCAAATGCCCATTTCAGCATCTTTTGTTTCAACCTTAGCTCGGTTAGCTTCTGGGCAATTAGCAAAATCTCTTTTTTGTTTTCCATTACTTCCTTGTTTTATTGAACACTACAAAGATACATAGTATTTTTGATATGTGCAATAAATACATAACAAATTTACTATGTATTATTGTTTTTTATGCACACAGGGGGATGAAGAATTATCAGCGGAAACTATCCATAAAAGAACAGTTCAAAGTCGCAGGAAAAGTCATAGGGGCTGTAAGTGCCGTGGTTGGTATCATATCGTTTCTGCTTGGATTGTTATTTTAGTGATGCCCCTAAAGTATAGCAGATATAAGAAATAGCGGCTACAAACATCAAGCCTGCTATCCAAAAAAGTGTACGGAGTATTTTGTAATATGAAGTGTTCATAGCGAATTGTTTTTTGCAAAAATAATCAATCCTTTTTGATTATCCGTAACTTTTCCCCATCTTTGCCTTGCCCAATATAAACCAAACGTTTCAATTCCTTATGCCGTGCAACCCGTACTCAATCGGGTTCCGGGTGGTTCCGGTGGGCGTGCGGCATAAGGAATTGATTATTTAGATATGGAACTAAAAGATTTTATAAAGAAAACTGTTTTGCAGCTTGCACAATCTGTTGATGAATTAAATAATGAAATGCCTGGTAAATTGATTGTCAATCCGGCAACAGTATCAGGAGCAGGCAAAAATCCCCATGTTGAGATACAAGGATATATGCACAATGTCATGGAAATAAATTTCGACTTGACACTAATAGCTGAAAACACAGCTGGTTCCCAAGGTAAGATAGGAGTGATGGCCGCAGTTCTGAATGCAGGAGGTAGTTGCGAAGAAGGCAAAACAAATAAATCGGAGAATAAAATAAGGTTTACTTTACCGGTAGTTTTACCCGCTGTAGAGGTAAGTGCTTATTAGAACTTTCCTTTAATAAACGAATACAGTCTTTGTACTTCATAGATTACATCTCTGTCTGTGCCTTGGCAGGAACGTGAGGCATATTTAACACAGCGCTCACGCAAACGGCGGTCAAAGTAAGATTTTAGCGTTTGTAGCATTTTTCTCATAATGATAACTTTCTTTTTGGCAAAAATACTATAAATAATTGAAGTCGAAGCAGAGAAACAAAAAATCTCCGCTTTTCTTTTCGTTAACTGAATAGTTATTCTGATTTTTGTACGAATTAATATAAATAAACACCAAATGGAAACAATTATTCATTTTATTATTTTTTTGACTGCTGTTATTGAAATCGTTCTGCTTGTTCGATTCTTTGCATTATGTAATCATGTAGAGGAAATTAAAAAGAAAATGGTACCAAACGAAAACTTTCAAGCAATGTTCTTACTGTATTGCTCGACTGGGGAGAAAGATAAGGCAAAAGAATTGCTTCTCCATGAAATAAGTTTGGATAAGCTGTTTACCGCCGCTTTCTTTTCCGTTCTTCCAGAACATGATAAAGCAAAACAAGCTATTTTGACTAAGTATGGAAAATTGCTGGAGATGGTTGATGTGACTCTCGATTTTGATACAGTAGATAAATATTTGAAAGGATAATAAAAATTGAAGCGGAGACAAAAAATCTCCGCTTTTCTTTTGCCATTTCAAAATAAACTCTCATCTTTGTGGTGCGTTTCATTTTGAGAAGGCGAGATTGTTCGCCAACTTTTGCCGTTGGCATTTTTTATGCCCAATGGTATCATATAGTTCCGACCCCCGTGTGGAGTGTTAATGCACCCACTGCCTTCTCAAGGTGAAACGCAACGGGAAAGCGGAACTTTCTTTGTTTATAAGTTTTCCGTTTTTTGGAGAAAGTTCCCTTCCCGTCTTTTATTGGAGCATTGTTATTGTTTTATTTAAATAGCGTTTCATTATGAGAAAACAAGCCCAAAGCGCCCGCGGACGCTATGTATCCGCAGAGAAGGTTCAAGAACTGTTTGCCCAGCTGGGTATTGAACTGTGCGCCGGACGTAAACGTATCCGTGCAGCACGTAGCGACAAATCCATTTCCATCTATGTCAATGGTGGGACAGTCAACATCACCTTTAATGAGAAAGGAGGCAAAGCATGATGTTCTTTGTTTACCATCTGCAGACCTATTCCCCCAAGAACCGGGCATGGAAAAAGGTTATTGATTATGTAGAGAAGTATAAAAACGTTCTTATCAAGGATGAACTTTCCCTGGATGCACTCAAGCATGAAATAGGCGATACGGTCAACCGCATTAATGCTGAACACCCGAACTTGAAGCGCATGAAATGTACTGCTACCCCTTTGGGACGTGATTGTACCATACGTATCGAGGCCCATGTCATAAGTGGCGGATGCCCCGACACGGTATTCTTTCTCGATATTTGCAAGGTACGTTCCGTTTATCAGTTCAGTGAGAAGGCAAATATGCTGGAACAGAAAGGAGGTGAGGCATGAATGATGAATTCTTTATCACCAAGACTGTGGATACAGGTAGTGGAGGAACCAAATCGGTGAGATATCAATTGTATGCACGCAACTGTGATGGTGAGATTAATGATATAGGCTATGAGGAACTGGTGCGATTTAACAAGTTCCTTACTAATTATTTAAAAAAGGAGGAGGGCAGTGATCATGAACAATCATAGGAAAATAGGTTTTCGGGCATACAATGATAATGCTCAGAATTCAGAGGAAGATGAACAGAAGAAAAAACAAGCCGAACGGCAAAAAGCCATAGCCGATTTTATCGGCCATAACTATTCGCCTATCGGTGCCACTTCGCAGAAGTGCTATAAAACCACAGTCGAACTGGTGTACGAGTTGTCGAATATCGTCGATGTCGCTCCGATGGAGCTGGCCAAGCAGCTGACTGATGCCAGATACCATGTGGAGTACCTGGCAGGACAGCCGTATTGGGTGCTGTATGAGAAGCCATAAACACATTAACCGGACATTTTTTTTATTTTTGAAGTCCTTGCTCGTGAGAGTAGGGGCTTTTTTTTAAAATATACCATCGTAATTCTTTATCAGGCTATTCGCTTCCTGAATATCGTGCGGTGTATATATGTCCGTCATGAGGATGCTGCTATGTCGTGCCTGGTCACGTACGCTCAATACGTCATAATGCCGGAGCATGTTGGTTATTCCGGTATCCTTCAATGAATAGAACTTGTACTTTGCCGACAGCTTCAGGTCTTTCCGTACATGCCGTGCCCACCAGTCACGGAACATCTTCTCGGTCCGTTCCCTTTTTCCCGGCTTCAGTCCGTCCGAGAACAGGTAGTAGTCTCCCGGGTAGTCGAATATTTTCAGGTCGAGCATGAGATGGATGACCTTTGTTGGCAGCGTGATGGTGCCGTCCTTCCGGTTCTTGGATATGGTGTCCTCGACAAAGATGGTCTGTCTGGCCAGACTGATGTTTTTCAGTTTGAGGCGTGTCATTTCTGCCGGGCGTATGAAGCAGTAATACAGGATATAGCTCGCCAGCAGCATGTACGGGTTCTTCTCGAGCAGATAGCCATGTATCTTCTGCAGCTTGTCCTCCTCGATGACACACCTTATCTTCTTCTTTCCGCGCCGTCCAAGGCTGCTGATGCCTTCGGTCGGGTTCTTGGTGATGTAGTTGTGGCTCAGACAGAAGGTGGAGAAGGATTTCAGGAATCCCAGGTAATTGTCACGGGTAAAGGCGGTATTGTCCCTTGTGATGTAGACCTCGTCCAGAAGCAGGACACAGAAATCCTTGTCGAACTGGTAGATATAGGTGATGGGCACTTTCTTCTCCTCGTTGAACGTTTCCATATTCCGGAGGTAGGAGGAATACGACTTGATTGTTTCCTGACGGTAGCGTCCGTCGCGCAGCATCTTTGCAAGGAATGTGCGGTACCGGTCTATGACTTCGCTGAAGAGCATGTATGCGGAGCCGGACTCCTGCTCTATCCAAGGGTTCCAGCCGACAGCCAGCTTTTCCGATATGCGGTTCATGAAGTCCTTGGCATACTTCCGCCTTTCCTTGATTGAATCAATGTAGTTGAGCTTGAATTTCTTGCGCTTCATGGCTCCGGTGGCCGGACAGAAGGCATAGAAGTCAATGTACCAGTCTTTGCCGGTGTGCAGCACCGGAGGTGTGTAACTTTTAACTTGCTGACAATTAGACATTTTTTTTATTTGTTTTCGCCCGGAAGCAAAAACAAATACGTTAATATTTCTCGTCCCGATTTCGTCCCGGCCGTCTGCCTTAAAAACGAAATAAGTCACTGTGAAACAGTGACTTATCGTGTAATTGGTCGGAATGAGGCGACTCGAACGCCCGACCCCTACGTCCCGAACGTAGTGCGCTACCAACTGCGCTACATTCCGATTGCTTTTGAAAAGTGGTGCCACCAGGAATCGAACCGGGGACAC